GATAACGGCAACACGTCGCAAGACATGTGCTGATTGAGCAAGAACCGACTCCATGTACGCTTCGTTATTCTCCATTTGATTTGATGCTTTCCGAAACTTCAACCGCAATGATAAAAGCTTGAATTTGCGAGGTCAGTTTTTGATTTGAGTAAGACTCAGCATCATCGCCAAACATTGAACCAATAAATTCGCTTTTGCTGAAAGTAAAAACAGGGGTTCCCTCGTCGGAATACTTATAGGTTGTGAGATTCGTGGCGAAGTTCCCGTAGCTGTCAAAAATGATTGTTGTCAAGCCTTCAGTCAGCGAGCTCTCAAGCGGATTCTCGTTAAAAATCTGTTGCAGGTTCTTTCCTGGGTACCTGCTCTTAATGTCATTCATTTGCTCAACGGTGTCGTGTTCGCTTTTGCTCCCACAATGGGCTACGACATCAGAAATGATTCCTCCCCATATTGGGGCAACGGAAACATCCTTGTATACGCCAATGAGCCAGTTGAAAATGTGGTCTGCGGGTGCCCCGTCGTCCGGGTTAATCTCAACAACTCCAACTTCCTCTTCGAGGGGGTTGTCTTTTCCCGGAACTGCATAAAAGAGCACAGATGGGGTGTCTACTGGGCCTTTCTCAATCTTGCTACCCATGAGCTTTGTCATCATCATCATTTGGATAGCCTGGTCGGAAAAGCTAGTGAGGAATTCTTGGGTTTTTGGGGAGTAAGTTGTTGTCATGACAAAAGAATACAGCCACTTTTTAATAATTGCAAGTATTTTGACTAAAGTAATGCTGTGGGATAATTGGGTGGAGGAAAAATGGCTCACGAACTAGATAAAACCAAAAATGGCAGGATTCGTATGGCCTACAACGACCGACAGGTGCCTTGGCACCGGCTTGGAACGCCCATGAAGGGCCTACAGACCATGGAGGCAATGCTTGAGGCCGCCAGTGCGAACTATGACGTTATTCTCACCAAGGTAGCTGCCGTAGATGATTCCGGAGAGCTAATCCGAAACTCGGATGGTTCACCAGTGGTCATCAATGACAGTAGGGCGACCCTAAAACAGAATTTTGATGGCTCCTTTGACCCGTTGGCGACAGTTGGAACAAGGTACGAAGTAAGACAGAACAGCGAAGTTCTTGAAAGAGCCCTTGCTGTAGTGGGTGCTTCAAAGGGTGACGCAGTTATTGATACATGCGGCTGTCTTAAGGGCGGTTCAAGATTTTTTGCAACAATAGACCTCGGTCCACTTGTGATTGATGCGCTTGGTGTTAACGATAAGCTTGCTAGATACCTAGTCATCTCAGCAGGCCACGATGGTGTGTGGCCAATAAGATATTCAAATACCGAAATACGAGCGGTGTGCAACAACACTGTTGTTCTAGGTGAGAAAACAGCAAGAAGAGTTTTTACAGCCAGACATACTCGAAACATGGATTCGATAATTGACGATGCTCAAGAAGTTTTAGAAATTTCCACTAAATGGGGAGATGAATTCACCCGTAGTGCCGAGCAGCTTCTTTCTATAAAGACACCCGTGTCATCTATCTCGGATGCAGTGTTAAAAATAATTGCACCTCGAACAAAATCAGAAACAAAGAGACAAAGAGAACACCGGAACTCTATAGAAGATGCAATTAACTCTATTTATAAAAACGAGAGAAATGCTGCCGGATATGGTTACAACGCTTGGTCGGTATATAATGCTATTTGTGAATACTTAGACCACTATAGATTCACTAGCCCAGAAGAACTTGCAATCGCTAGCATGGATGAAAATTCTTCTGCAACAAAAAAGAAGTTGGCAGTGCAAAGAGCATTGCTTGGTACATAGAAATGGAAGATTGGGAACCAATGGATGAAGACTCTGAGGACTACGCAGACATTGACCCAATCGCAGCTGAGTCTGACTATCTAGACGCAATACAGGAGATGATTGAAGATTCATCTTTTACTGACATGGAAAATAACCCATTTATTGCTGAAGCAACAGACTATTCCAACATGCTGGATGTCTATTGCCAGATGATTACTGAGCGAAAATTTAATCGTATGGCTAAAAATCTGAAGGATTCAGATGGCGACCGTGGAATAATAGAGCTGTTGTTCGCAATAGAGAAAGCAACTGGCTGGCACATGGAGATAATGGGTTCTCGTTCAAATGTCGATGACGAAATGATTAGCAAATACAACAGGTTTGACCCGTACGCTTGGGAAAAAGTCAAGAACAGTGATGAGTGGCAAGATGCAATTTACAAGGTTGCATACATATCCGGTAGAGCTTTAGATTTGGCAATTCAGGAAATAGTGCAACCCGTGAGCCGAGAAGATAGAACCAGAGCGTCAATTAGGAAATTCTTGTGGTCAACATGGAAGGCACTTGACTTGAGGTTTAGTAAGTAATACTCTTTGCGTTCATGACAATAGATGAGAAAGAAAACCAACAGTTCAATGGTAGATACGGAACATTGAATCTTGATGGCCCTCCAGACTTCCCAAAAGGTGGAGCTTGTACTTCTTGTCCGACAGATTGGTTTTTCCCGGGGTCGCCATTAACTAGATGTGAGCTGGAAAAGATAAACAACGCAAAAAGCGTTTGTGCTAAATGCCCCATACAAATGGAATGTCTCACATATGCAATGGAGTGGGAGCCATTTGGGATATGGGGAGGTATGACAGAGAGTCAGCGAAAATTCCTTAGGCAGAAGATGAATTTAAAAACACGACGATATGATGAGACGGTCCGACTACAACAATTGATGAGTACATAATGACCTACGCCGCCTCACTTACAGTTTCAAACTTCTTAAGCAAGCTTCAAGGCGTTCGTGGTGGTGATGGACAGTGGCAAGCTCGATGCCCGTGCAGGAATGATGACAGCAACCCGTCCCTTTCTGTCAAAGATGACAATGGAAAAGTTGTCGTGTATTGCCATAGGGGCAAGCCCTGTAGTGCATCAGAGATATGCGAAGCTATTGGCATAACCCAGAAAGACCTCTTCCCCCCGTCTGCAACATTTGACAAGAACAACAAACCAAAGCAACGTCTTGTAAAGACTTACAAATACATTGATTCAAATGGCAATCTTGCATACGAGAAGCAACGGTTTTTGCGTGAAGATGGGAGCAAGTCTTTCTTGCAGCGCCGGCCAAACCCAGAAAAAAGTGGAGATTGGATTTACTCTCTCTCCGGAATAGACAAGATTCTCTACAATCTGCCCGCAGTCATTGAGGGAGTAAAAAACAATGAGCCCATTTGGGTTGTTGAAGGCGAAAAAGATGCTGATGCTCTTATCGAGCTGGGAATAATCGCCACCACAGGACCCGGGGGAGCAGGCAATAACAAATGGGAAGACAGTTTTACAAAAGCTCTAGCTGGAGCCCATGTCGAAATTATTTCTGATAACGATGATGTCGGCAAGTCCTTTGCCATGATTGTTCGCTCAAAGCTGGATGAGGCGAGGTGTACGGGAGGTGTATGGCTTTCGGCTTCAGGCAAAGATGCATACGACCACTTTGCTGCCGGTAAGTCTTTTGATGATTTCATCCCCCTCTCCGATTACGAGGAGTCACCCGTAGAGGAACCGCAAGAAGAACCATCTCAGATGGATTCAATCCTTGTAAAGATTAACGATATTTTTGATTCCGAGAACCTGAGCGACTCTCAGAAGTTGAACAGGGCAAGCATTGCTCTTACATCGATGACAATCAGTGAGCGCACCGATACTGGTCGTTTGGTTAACTGGGAAAACTTTATCTCCGAATCAGACAACGACGAATTTGATTGGGTTATTCCAGGACTCTTGGAGCGTAAGGAGCGCGTGATAGTTGTTGCAGCTGAGGGCGTTGGAAAGACAATGCTTGCTAGGCAGGTTGCGATACTTTCTGCCTCTGGAGTTAATCCTTTTACATATCAATCAATGCCACCAATTAGGACATTGACTATTGACCTAGAGAACCCTGAGCGAATCATCCGCCGAACATCCCGTAGCATCATGAATGCCGCAATAGCCCGTACGCAATTGATGAATGGAAACCGGATTCAGCAAGTTGAAGCCCATCTTCTTATCAAGCCGGCTGGTATCGATTTGCTTAGCGTCTCTGACAGGCTCCTAGTTGAGGAGACTGTTGAGAAGACTAAACCAGACCTACTTGTTCTTGGTCCTTTGTATAAGTCATTTATTGATTCAGGAAACAGGACAAGCGAAGCTGTTGCAGTAGAGGTGGCTCGTTTTCTTGACTACATTCGTGACCAGTTTGGATGCGCCTTATGGCTCGAACACCACGCCCCTCTTGGTTCAAGCCTTACAACCCGTGAGTTACGCCCATTCGGCTCTGCAGTCTGGTCTCGTTGGCCGGAGTTCGGCATTTCGTTACAACCAGACCCAACCTCAATGGAGGGATATGTCTACGATGTGAGACACTTTAGGGGTGGCCGCGATGAGCGCCCGTGGCCTACTAAAATGAGGCGTGGGAAGATTTTCCCATTTGAAGTTCTTGAATATATGAAAGTTGGCTAAGTGTCAAAAGGCGAAGGCGGTTTAACTAGGGAGTTCCTTGCTGAAAGGGACTTGCGCATATTCAAGCTAAGACAAGCCGGTGTAACCCATGGTGAGATAGCCCGTAGGTTTGGTATGTCAAGCAGAGCTGTAGGAACTGCGATTAGAAGACAGCTTGAAAAGCTCAACTCAGAAGCACTCTTTGCTTATCCAGAGCTTTTGAGAATGGAGCTTGAAAGACTTGACTCTCTTCAGTCGGCAATATGGCCCATGACTCAGCATAGAAAGTTGGAAATGGATGATGGCACTGAGGTGACAGCAGAGCCAGACTTAAAAGCCATCCAGCAAGTTCTGTCTATAATGGATAGGCGTTCAAAGTTGCTCGGTATGGAGCAGACAAATGTTAATGTGCAGATGGATGTTAATTCGCAGGTCAATGTTAGGTCAACCCTTTCCGGCGCAATAGATGTAAGTTCTATTAGTCAGTTCTCTCCAGAATCAGAAGCCCGTAAGCTTTTGGAGATAATGGGAAGAAGCGGCGTGCTTCCATCAGACGTAATTAATTCAATACTTGGTGAATCAGAAATAGAAGATGGAGAGGTAATCGATGTTGCGGAAACCGTATCCAACGGAGGGGGCGGCGAGGAAGTCGCTATCGACCGAGGGGAAATATAGGACATCAAAGGAAAAAGTAAAAGAATTTGAAATATCAATAGGCAAGGGTCTCCTGGGATTCAGCAACAGGTTCAAGGGAATAAATAAACACAAAGAACTGCCAGAACTAGATGTCCATGAGGTAGTTTTGTTATCTATGAACAAAAATGAATCATCCAAAGACAGTGCCGAAGAGGTTCAAGACAATATTCGAGCAGCTGTTGATGATGTCATGGGTGTCACAGAACTCACCCGTAAGGCAAACACCGGCGCAAAACCTGGTCTACCAGCAAACAAACAAGTTTTAATTAGGGCTACAGACGAAGACCATGAAAGATGGAAGTCAGCAGCAGCAGAGCTTGGGGTTTCCTTGGCTGAGTTTGTTAGGGATGTATGCAACAAAGCTGCAGGTACTACGGGATGCCAACATTTACCTCAAGATAGAAAAGTTTACCCGTGGATGCAGAGGT